TAACGTTAACAGTATAACCAGCGTTCTGTAATATTGATAAGTCAGTTCTACCACCTGCGCTAGTCTTACGTTGTCTACTAGCTGGATCTGGGTAAATCGTTATCTGCTTATCTGGGTATCTAGCGTTAATCTCTGATACCATCTCATCTGTATTTGACGAGTATATCACAATCTCATCTATAAAATGTAGTGTCCTACCTTTACGCACCGCAACACATGCACTCATAGGATCTAAGTTGAAGTCCATGCCTATATGTAACTGGTTATCTGTACCAGTGTAAGGTTGTACTGTTTCTTCTCTATCAAAGTTGTAATAGATGATACCAGCATAGTTAACAAAGCTGGCTAGATACTCTTGTTCAAACGTCCTTGAGTCTAGGTCACTCTTGGCTGACTCTATCTCATTGGCTGGTACGTTACCACCGTCTAGGGTTGTATATTGGAATGACTGCCAGTTATCGTGCTTATCTGTGCCTTTAGTCCATAGGTCGTAGAAGTGGTTGCGTCCTTTAGGTGTGCCGATAAATACAGCATCACCCTGCCTATCAGATAAACTAGGTCGGATTACCTCATACCATGTCTCAGGCTTCATATCTGCAAATTCATCTAATACTGCTAAATCTAATGAACGCCCACGCAAGTTATCAGGTTTCTCTGCACCTTTAAGGCTTATAACACTACCATTCTTAAGTCTTATGGTTAATGTGCTTTCATTCTTCTTTTGTATGTAATCTTGTGGCACTGTCTGTATAAGCATATCCCATGCAATATCTTTAGCACTCTTATACGTTGGTGCTACATACCAGCAATTCTTACCTTTACCTGATAACGCCATGCGCAACAATATAATAGTAGATAAGTAAGTTTTACCAAACCGTCTACCAGCAACCACTGATATAAACCTAGACTTGGATGTGTATATTGCTGTCTGTGGTTTAGTTAGTATCATTCAAATACACTTGTATTGGTGGTAACTCTCTATCTTCTGGCTCTTGCTCTCTCCAGCCAGCCTGAGTTTTAAGATAAAATATTGATGCTGTAGTGTCACCGTTTCTAGCCTTGTTTACTAGATTACCAGCTACACTAGCAATAGCCTTAGCCTTTCCCTTTTTATATTGTGCATAAACTTCTTCATCACGCTCAATTATATTGTTAAATGTGCGTCTGCATATACCTAAGTAATCAGCTATTTGCTCTTGTGTTAGTACACTAGCAAGTGCCTCAACTTGCGCTCTCTGTTCTGGTGTGAGTTCTATTCTAGGTCTAGCCATTTAAGAAAGCCTTTAAAGGGTAGAATACTAAGCTATTTCTATAGCCACCATCAAAAGTAGGCTCAATAGGTGTCACCCCATGAACATTTCTCCAAGCTGGGTAAACAAGCATACTACCGTCACATTGGTCTATAACAGCATCGTAATCAGGTATACAAAGATTGCCACCAGTAGAGTCTTTACGCTTAGTTATTATCACGTTAACCGTATTCTTTATATTAGCTGTATCTCTGTGGAATGGTGCGCTTATGTTGTAGTTGCTGATAGATGAGCTAAACATATTGCCTACTTTGTACTTATCATCAACCTCTGAGAATACTTGCATCTGTGATTCGTACTGTTCAGGCATTATATCCTTTATGATCTTTTCTGACTCTCTAGCAAGCATATTCATCGCTTTAATAAACTTACCAGCCGAGTTATGCTGATGCACACTACTGACGCTATTGAATGGACGTCTCATGTGTGGCTTTGCTGGTATACCACCGATAATGCAAGAGTACTGCTCAACACCAGACGCTCTGACCATAGCTGTCTTAGGTACGTTCTTACTTCTTAATTCATGGTTTGCTAGGTTGGCTAACTTAGTAGCTTTTTCTGGCATCTCCTTTAGAAAGAATCCGATAATCTTACCGTCAGACATGAAAAGGCAATCCTCAGTAACATTAGGCTCTAACTCACCGCAAACGTCACCTACTTTTACACTGTGCTTAACTTCATTTAGCTCAATTGCTTTCATGCTTTTCTTTCTCCTTTCTTAGATGATCCATTACCATATAACCAACATACGCACCCTCAGCTCTCCACCACTTTACTAGCTCGTATGCTTCATCATAATGCTCTAGGTCAAAATCAATCATTATAGACTTTCTTACTCCGTCTTTAACGTCCTCATCATCTTCCTCGTCAAGTAATGAATAATCAATATCATCACCTACATCTGGCAAGGCATCAAAACCAGTTAAAAGAACATCTATATCAGAATCATCTATCTCTTGTAGCTCAATCTTTAGCAAGTCAACATCCCAGCCAGCATTTAGTGCTAACTTGTTGTCTGCAATTACGTAGGCTTTACGTTGCGCTTCGCTTAAACCGTCCAGTACAATACAAGGCACTTCTTCTAGCTTTAACTTTTGACTAGCTAGTAATCGACCATGACCAGCTATAATGCCGTTGTTATCATCTATTAGTATTGGATTGGTAAAACCGAACTCTTTAATGCTGGATGCGACTTGCGATATCTGCTCATCGCTATGTGTGCGTGAATTATTCACGTAAGGAATTAGATCGTCTACCGACCTTGTAACTTGCTTATATTGCTTCATACCATGTTAACCCTCATGTTAGGTTCTCATAGTATATCATCACCTATCCAATCCTGCATCTTTTGGTTAAAGTTGTCGAATCTAGCCTTACATTGTATGTATAGCTTTTTATCATAGTAGCTCAGATCGTCCTCTGGTGTATTGTCGTATATCTCTATAACGTGCCTATCCTTGTTCATCTGCTCTTTAGGGTAATACGGTCTACTCTTATCTACCTTTAACTCATCAATGAATAGCTCACTTACTGGTAGACCTAATGCTCTAACTACATCAGTGCCTTTAGCACCGCACGAAAAACAATGTATCAACACATCACCCCTGTTAGTTTCTGTAATAGTCATGCTTGGCTTAGTGTCTTTGTGTACTGGGCATAATGCTGTATATGACCTACCTTTTACTTTTCTGACTTTATCTAATGAATTCAATATGTTATCTAGCATACTGTCTACCCTTTGCTTGTCTTATTTCCAAGTGCTTTATAAACCCTTTTACTGTCGGGTGGATCTCTTTCACCTTGGCTGGTGTAACCTGTGGATACTCACCGAATTTCTTCTTATAGCTGTGTGCTACCCATCCTGCTTTGAATCCTTTCTCCTGTGCATATAACTCTAACCCACCTAAAAATACTTCCTTGTGATCATCTTGGTAGTCACTAGGTTTCTTCAATAGAGTTAGTTCTTCCTCTGTCGTCTTTATCTGCTCCATTATAGGTATCTCATACCCACATGCGCAACGTATACCAACCATAATACCAAAACACTGAGGGCAATCTTTAGCCTTGGATTCTTTCTTTTCCTTGATCTGGTTGTTCTCGTTATACGGTTTCTCACCATCATCTAGCGAATCAGGCACTATGTCCTCTGGAAATCCATGCCTAGCAATATTACCAGCATGGTCTAGGTAGATTGCGTCTGTCTTACTCTCATGTAGACGCATTATACGCCCTGCTCGCTGTACGAATTGTATTTTACTTTGGCTTGGATAGCAGTCTATTAAGCATGAAATATGGGGTGCATCGTAGCCAGTGCCTAATAACATTGAGCAACTAAGGATCTTAAAGTCACCTCTCTCATGACCTTTGTAGATATCCTGTCTCTCATTCTCTTTCATGTATCCGTCTATGTGTACTGCTGGGATACCAGCTTTATTAAACTGGTCAACCAGATACTTACTATGCTTTACGCTAGGACTAAATGCTATTGCTGGTCTGTTATACGCTAACTTAGTGTAGTTTAGAATTATATCACCAGTGAGATACTCGCTTTCCTCATCTATGGCACGTTCTAACTCTTTTGGATCATAGTCCTTAGCACCAGTAGGTAATCGCTTAGTCTTTAAGCCTGACACGTTAGCTGTAGCACCGCCATAATACTTAACTGGGCATAGATAGCCCTGATCTAATAATTGCCTAGTAGTAACTGGTACGACCAGATCATTATAAGCCTTGCCTAGACCTTTGCTATAAGGTGTTGCTGACAAACCAATGAACGGCACATTACTGTAGCGATCCATTAGTTCCTGTGTTGTCTTATAGTGAGTGTGACACTCATCCACTATCGCTAAATCAAACTCAGGTTTTCTACGCATCCTAGCTACTGATTGAATACTAGCTATCTGTATCATGGCATCTGGGTTTCTTAGCTCGTGGTCACTCATTATCACACCAACCTCAATCCCATTACTTCTAAATGCGTTGATAGCTTGCTGTACTAGCTTTACCCTGTCGCAAAAGAATATGCACTTCTTGCCTT